GCCACGGGCGCTGTTGCCGTTCCCGGCGTTCCTGCTCCAATCGTTCCCAACTCAATGGGCATGATGGGTAAGGCCGCGCCAGCAATGTCTGCTCCTGCTCAATCTTCCGGAGAGGAAGAGGAGACAGAGGAAACAGAAGAAGAAGAAGAAGCCACCGAAGTCGAAGAGAGTGTCGAAGATCAAGAAATGATCGCAGAAGCCCGCGCACAATTCCGCGCTGCTCTTTCTTCATTGCTTGGTGAAGAAGTCGCTTCAGAAGAACTCGTCAGCAAACTAGAGGCAATCTTTGAAGCCGCAGTCAATGACCGCGTTGAGAAGTCCGTTGCCCACATCGTTCAAGGTGTCGATGGCAATGTCAAGGAGTACCTTGAAAACGTCACCGAATCACTCGTAGAGAAGGTAGATGACTATCTTGACTACGTAGTCGAAGAATGGATGACAGAGAACGCTGTCGCCGTTGAGCAAGGCATCAAGACTCAAATTGCCGAGAACTTCATCAGTGGTCTAAAGAATCTCTTTGAGAACCACTACATCGACGTTCCCAATGAGAAGTACAATGTTCTTGATGAACTTTACGGACAAAACCGTGAGTTGGAAGAAAAACTCAACGAGGCCGTAAATATCAGCATCGAACTAAAGAAGCAAGTCGAATTGACTGAATGTGCTGGAATCTTTGTCGCTGAGACAAGAGACCTTGCAGACACTCAAATCGCCAAACTTCAAAACCTAATGGAAAATGTTTCTTTCGGTTCAGTTGATGAATACCGCGACAAACTCACAGCCATCAAGGAAAATTATCTAAACACAGCAAGTCGCGCTCCAGTTCAACCCGTTGAACCCGAGCAAACATTTGCACCAGTCAAAAATGCCCCGACTACCCTCGTAGAAGGTTATGTCGGTGCATTGGGTAGACTTAATAAAAAGGTCTAAATTTCACTATTACTAAATATTTACACTCACAGGAGAACACTTAAAAATGCAATTCGCAGAAAACACACCATATGACGTTTTAACAGAAAAATGGGAACCAGTGCTCGGCCACGATGCACTCCCCAAGATTCAAGATGACTATCGCAAGAAAGTCACTGCCGTCCTTCTAGAAAACCAAGAGCAAGCTCTTCGTTCTCAGCACCTCACTGAGACCATGAGCTCCAACAACCTCGGAATGCCTTCGGATTACACCAACAACCCAAGCGTTGCTGGTTATGATCCCGTGCTCATCTCCTTGGTTCGTCGTGCTATGCCAAACTTGATGGCTTATGACATCTGCGGCGTTCAACCAATGACCGCCCCAACTGGCCTCATCTTTGCCATGCGCGCTCAATATCAATATCAAGGCACCAAGGCCGCTAACTACTCTTCAGCAATCGAAGCTATGTTCCAAGAACCCGCTGCTCAATTCGGTGGCTCTGGTTGGACCTTGCCTGCTGGCTATAATGGTCTTTGCGCTGGTTTTGGTGGAACCACTTTTGCCGATGTTTATCGTCAAACCAATACCTTGAATGCTCTTCGTGGAATTTTGACAAACCAAGGCGAAAGAATTGGTGACTCAGGTTCACCATACGGTGGTGCTTCATACGGTGTTTGGAATCAAATGGCCTTCTCAATCGACCGTGTTGCCGTACAAGCCAAGACCCGCGCTCTTGCAAGCAACTACACAGTCGAATTGGCACAAGACCTCAAGGCTGTTCACGGTCTTGACGCTGAAGCCGAACTCGCTAATCTTCTCAGCACCGAAATTCTCGCTGAGATCAACCGCGAAGTCGTTCGCAGCATCTACTACGTTGCCAAGACTGGTTCACAACAACAGGATCTATCAGCTCCCGGCACCTATAACCTTGATGTTGACTCAGACGGTCGTTGGTCTGCTGAACGCTTCCGTGGCCTCAGCTTCCAAATCGAACGTGAGTGCAACACCATCGCCAAGGAAACCCGCCGTGGTAAGGGTAACTTCATCATCTGTGACAGCGATACCGCTGCTGCTCTAGCCATGTCTGGCTTCATGAGCCTCAGCCCCGCAATCGCTCCTCAGATCAATGCTGATGATACCCAAAACACCTTTGCTGGTATCCTCTCTGGAAAGATCCGTGTATACATTGACCCCTATAGCCCAGTCGGATTGAACTTCTTCGTCGCTGGTTATAAGGGTGAGTCTCCCTATGATGCTGGTCTCTTCTACTGCCCCTACGTACCGCTACAAATGGTCCGTGCAGTAGATCCCAACACTTTCCAACCACGCATTGCATTCAAGACCCGTTATGGTGTTGTAGCCAACCCATACGTTCTTGACAGCAGCAATGTTCCCGATGGAGAGAAGTTGACTCTCGGTTTGAACCAATACTACCGTATTACTCAAATCAGAAATCTCCACGGCAACACCATCTGATTGGTAAGTTAACCTAACCTTCGAAAACCTCCCGAGAAATCGGGAGGTTTTTGTTTTACCATAAATATTTCTATGAGTCTCTGTTCATCAAACATTAATCCACTCTACAACAGTTATTTTCGTCTTATCTTTGGTCGTGGAACCAAGCAAATGGAACTCATGTGTCAGCGTGCAAATTTGCCAGGTATTGCAGTCCCCGATCAAAATCAGCCAACAGTTCTTGGTGTGACCATCCCTGTTCCCACCATGAGTGCAAACTTTGAATTATTAAATGTTGAATTCATCGTAGATTCTGATCTGACAAACTGGAAAAATTTGTATTCTTGGATTCGAAATATTACAAATATTCAAAACGACGCAGATCATAATTTGATGTATCAAGATTGGCATCACTCAGCAAATTTATATCTGTTTGATCCTTCAAACAATTGCTCAATTTTACAAACGACCTTTCACTACATCATACCAGTAAAATTGAATGGATTGGTGTTTCAGGCGGATAGTAGTGATGCGATGATTCAAAAAACCACATGCAGTTTTAAATATTCATACTATGACATGTGGGTTGACGGTGAAGATGCTATCCCATCAAATTTGAAAGAAGACCGTTAAAGATAGTCGTTGGGGTTGTCTGACCAACTTTCCGGATCCTCCGGCGGGCTTTCCGGTTTATAAGGCATCTTATTAGTCTCTGGTTTCGTTTTACGGCGTTTCTTTCGCTTGGGTGGCTTCGGAGGCGTTTCCTCCTCCTCGGGGCTTATAAACGATTCTACGTCGGTTTCCTCTTCATCATCCCCCAAATCAACTCCAGCAGCCTCAAAATTTTCCATTAAATCATTGATGAAACCAACAAAATCATCATTATTGAAAAGATCGTTTAAAAGTTCCAAACCTTGTTGATTTCCTGTTCCGTAGACATTGTTTGGTGCAATAGCTGACTTTGGATTGTCTTGAATCAGAATCAAGTATGCCTCATACATTGCTGTCAGTTCATCTGTGGGTGTTCCCATGTAAACAATTGAGTTACGAGGAACCAAAATTTCAAACCCCTTGATGTTGTAAAGATAATTTACAAGTTTGACGAATTCCATAATATCGCCTTCAGGAGTCTTTGTTGCATAGTTCTCCATCAAGGCAGGCATTCTCAAACTAATTTCGTGTTGGGACACATCCTTGACCAGACCAATTAATTCCTCTCCCGTAAGCAACCTAACAACTCTAAGTGTGCCTGAAAGAGGATTTTCAGGAAGCGAATCGGACATAGGATGTCCTCCTACTCTATTTATTTTTTCCAAGGTCTGTAAAAGACATCGAATGAACGGTGTAATCGAACTTTTCTTTTTTGTAAATCTTCACACGCTCTTCAAAATGTCTATAGATGTGATTCTTGTGTGACTTCCAGCAAAGATCGTCAACGATGTCATATACTTTGAGTGTTTTCTTTTTCTCTGACACTCTAAGACCACGACCAATGCTTTGAAGCAATCTTATAATCGATTTAGTAGGTGAAGCAAAAATAATATTGTCAAGATTGACAATATTGATGCCAGTGCTAGTCGTACCGAAACTGGCCACCAAAATGGCGTTTGATTCTCTGTCGATGACTTTACGGATGTATTCTCTTGATTCTGCTTCTGTTTTTCCGTGTATGAGATATATTTTGCGATCCGTTCCCGCTGCTTCCAAGAGAGCTGCGAGGGGTTTACCGTGGTCTTCGACGTAATTAAAGAGGACAAGGGTATTCCCCTTGGTGCGGAGGGCGAGTTCTTTGATGAATTCGTTTCGCTTTTCATTCGTTACGATCCATTTCAATTCATCAATGTACTTTTGTTTTTTGATGAATTGTTTCTCCTCATCAGTATATTTAAGAATTATGCAATCTATGCCGAGTTTTGCAAGCAAACCCTTATTCATCAATCCCTTGGTTTGAATGAATTGAATCGCGGGACCAAGAATACCTTCGATGCTAAGTCGATGTGCCTGTGCTTGATCTAGCGTACCCGTGGTTCCAATTCGAAACCAAGCCTTCGAAAGTTTTTGACCAATGAAGTTGATGGATTCTGCTTTGGCTTGATGGCACTCATCAAAGAAGACTGCATCAAATTGGTCAAACCAAGTCTTGGGAAGTTTGTAGATAGATTGCCAAGTAGAAACTACAATCTGTTTATTGAGTTCCTTTTCTGCCCCAGCCATGATTTTTTGAATGTATTTTTTGCAAGACCAAGACTTGTCATTCTTTGAATAATCAAAGAAGTCTGATTCCATCTGATTCACCAGACCAACCGTAGGAACCAATATGAGTATTTTCCGATCTGATTTTAATACGGATTGAAGAAACCGGACCAAGACGTATATGATCAAACTTTTGCCCGAACCAGTAGGCGAAATCAGCACGCATCTGTGTTGATTCAAAGCATGCAGTATGGCCTGCTGTTGATGAGAATGCATTTTCACTGCCTGCTTCTTTACTGAAACCTGCAATGAATCGTAGAACTGTAAAAGTTTGTCCTCCGTGATGCATAGAGGATTCTTTGTCTCTTTAATATTTAGTTGGTATTGCCGTTCTTGACAAAACTTATGTAGATAAGTTTTCAATCCACGGGGAAGAGTGGAAGAAAGAATGTCGAACAATCTTATTTTACCATCCCAGATTCTTTTTTTGTATAAAGGCATATATTGAGCACCAGGGACCATGAATGAAAAATAATCCCGCAACTCTTGTTTTATGCCTTTGTCGGTTTTCACATAATACCGAACTTCATCAATAGAATCAACTTCAATATCCACATAATATTTAGACTATGCCATTCATCATTTTGTTCCACTCAATTGCAGACTTGATGGCAAAGTTTCTATTATTGAGTGCTTTCAAAAATTCTTCAACCATCTTAATTTTGATCTCCGTAACAGAAATTTTAGACTTGAGCTCTATAAGTTTTGGGTCTGCATCCATAAACTTATCAACATCTGTCTTCAGAATATCCAGTTCAAATGGTTCTTCTTTCCAATCTGTAAGTTCTTCTTCGGAAGCCTTACCAGTATAAATTTTCCATTTACGCAAACGCAAAATGGCAAAGTCATGTTGGTACTTCGTCAAAAGTAATTTAAGATCCGTAAGTTGATTAAGATACTTGGAGTGTATTTGAGGTATCTTAAGAGACTCTATACCTAGTTCTGTAGAGTCTATTTGAGAGTCTTTAGTTATAGAGTTCTTTAGTTCTTCTAGATTCATCTTTAGTATTCTTCTTTAGTATTCTTCTTTAAAGTTCTTTTTAAGAGAACTATAGAGTATCTTTAGATAAAGTCAAATAAATATATTTGACATTTCTTTAATATGTCTTATATTATTGTGAGTACTTATGATCCCAAAAATTATTCATCAAATTTGGTTAGGCGACCAGTCAAAACAACCAACAAAATTCATACAAACTTGGATAGACAAAAATCCTTCTTGGCAACACAAGTTATGGACTGATGATAACTTACCCGAGATGCGATGCAAGAAGCAATTTGAACTATGTCCATCATTGGCAGGAAAAGCTGATATTTTGAGGTATCAAGTTTTATACGACCATGGTGGATTTTTTATTGATGCAGATGCAGAATGCGTAAATCCTTTAGATGATTTTTTTCTTGATAATGATTCTTTCTGTTGCTGGGAAAACGAAGAATGTCGAAAAGGATTGATGTCAAATGGCTATTTGGCATCTGTAAAAGATTGTCGATTGATGAAACTCATAATGGATCGAATATCAACATACGAAAATATGAGTTATCATCCTTTAGAAACTTGGACAGTCACAGGACCACTTCTTTTGACTAATACAGTATACTTAAACACATATCCTATAACAGTTTATCCAAGTTGGTATTTCATACCCAAACATTATAGTGGTATTGAGTACGCTGGGTCAGACAAGATATACGCAAAACAATACTGGGGAACAACCCCGAATTCAGGTTATGAATATTAATATTTCAACAATACCAATCTATCTCATAACAATCAAAACTGCAACGCAAAATCATAAAAAATTGCAAAGTATTTTTGATAAACATTTTTTAAATGTTGAATACATCTATGGTGAAATTGTAGATAAAACCAATTTAAGTTTTATGGAGATTCAAACACAAAAATCTTCGTTGGTTGCCAAAGCTCATATTGAAGCACTTAAAAAAACAAAACCACCATTTTTGATTTTAGAAGATGATGTAAATATCACAAACAACTTTACAAAAGAATTCAATATTCCAGATGATGCTGATGCGTTTTATTTGGGAACTTCTGTGTGGGGTATGTTAAATGGCAATTCTGTTGGTGGGGGTTCAAGAGGTCAAAAAATAAATCATAATTTTAGTAAAGTATGGGGTATGTTGGGCATTCATTCAGTAATTTACATTACTGAAAATTATGTAAACACAACTATAAAAAATCTTGAAAATTGTATAGAAATAAATCGTTATTGTGATGAGTGTATCGCAGAGGATATGATCAATCATAAAGTATATTGTGTAAATAACCCAATATTTTATCAAGACGATGGGCATAATAATGCCGTCACATCTGTACCATTTGGAGTTTATTTGTCATGAAAATAATATCGTACAGTTTATGGGGGTCTTCTTCAAAATATTGTTTGGGAGCAATAAAAAATGCTCATCTGGCTTTAGACATATATCCTGGCTGGATTTCTAGATTTTATATTGGAAAAAATACTCCCCAAAGTTATATTGATGCGTTAAAAAGAATAAAATATACTGAAGTTGTAGAAATGCCAGAAGAAGGAAATTGGACAGGTATGTTTTGGAGATTTAAAGCAGCAGATGGCGATGATATTGTTATTTCAAGAGATACTGATTCTAGATTATCTCAAAGAGAAAAAGATGCTGTAGATGATTGGTTAAATTCTTCTTTTGATTTTCATATTATGAGAGATCACCCATATCATAGAACAGAAATATTAGGCGGTATGTGGGGCGCTAGAAATGGTATTTTAAAAGGAATAAATAAAATGATTGATGACTATGTTAAAGGTGATTTTTGGCAAGTTGATCAAAATTTTTTAAGAGAATGTATTTATCCAATAGTAAAAAATAATTCATGTGTACATGATGAATTTTTTGAAAATAAGCCATTTCCATCAAAAAGAAATAAAAGAGAATTTGTAGGAAAAGCATTTAACGGTGATGATACTGAATTTTGCTCATCACATGGAGATATATTATGAACGGACAAACTAAATTAATATTTGATAAAGTTGTAAATAACAGTTCCATAAAATCAATTTTAAATATTGGTTATCGACATACCTCAGATCCAACAATTAAAAATGCATGTGAAAAATTAGGAAAATCTTTTTCTATTTTAGAGGTTTTTTCTGAAAATTGTAATTATATGCGACAGTATGGTATGGATGTAATTGAAATGAATGTTGTAAATATCAAAAATTTGGATCGTAGTTTTGATGCAATTATTTGGTTACATGGGCCAGAACACATTACTTGGGATGATTTTTTGTCTTGTAGACATGAGATTGAATCCAAGGCAAATAAGTTAGTAATATATCAAGCGCCAATTGGCTTATATGAGCAGGATGCTTTATATGGAAATGCTTATGAAAAGCATGTAACAACATTAGAATCTAAAATGTTTAAAGACTTAGGATACAAAACTGAAGACCATAATCAAAATGGTGAATTTACTTTTAGTGCATGGATTGAAAAGTGAATAAAAGAGTATTATTAATCCAAGAAAACGGAAGGCATAAACAAAATCAAAATTATAGAGAGTGTTTTTCTTTACAAAGAGCTTTTAGTTATCATGGATTTGATGCAGATGTTTGGGGTTTAGGACATGATAATTACGAAGATGATTTGGACTGGGAATCATATGATTGGATTATAAATCTTGAAAATTATGATGAATCTAACTGGGTTCCAGACTTAGCAAAAATTAATAAACCAAAAAAATTTTTATGGAGTATAGATGCTCATTGTAGAGGAGAGCAAAT